ATTCGTCACGTCTGACGTACAGGACACCATCGAATGGATCCTGCCGACCCTGCTCAGGATGTTCATCGCATCCGGCGATGCCGTCGAATTCGAGGCCCGCCGGGCCGAAGATGAAGCGCAGGCGATGCAGGCCACGACGGGCTGCAACTACGTTTTCTACACGCAGAACAACGGCGTGTTGCTGCTGACCGAGGCTTTCAAAGATGCCTTGATGCTGCGTGGCGCACCGGTGACCTGGCGCTGGGAGGACGAGGACATCATCGACCGCCGGCGCATGAAGGCGCTGACGGCGCTTGAGATCGCGTACGCCGTCGCGCAGCTTGAGCAAGAGGGCGAGGTCGAGATTGACGGGCACGAAGTGGTGTCCGAAGGCGTGCTTGATGAACTCGGCAACGTCCTGGATGAACCGCGCTTCGATGTCTCGCTGAGCATCCACAAGACGCGCGGGAAGGTGACGGTCGAGACGGTCGCGCCAGAGAAGCTGCTGATCTTCAGCAACTGGAAAACCCCGCTTCTGGACAAGTGCCCCTACGTCGCGATCGAAGACGACGAGGTGACGCTATCCGACCTGAAGCGGATTGGCTACGACTTCGACGAGGACGAGCTCACCGAGGACTACACCGGTAGCTACGATCGCGACGCGCGCAACGAGTTGTCGGGCGACTTCAGTGAGAATCGCCGCGAGCATGCCGACAAGAGCATGCGCACTGTCCGGTTGATGCGTGAGTGGGTGCTGATCGACGCGGACGGCGACGGCGTCGCAGAGCGTCGATACATCGTCCGCGTCGGTAAGAAGATCTTCGAGAACGAGATCACTGACCACGTCCCGGTGGCGAACGGAATCCCGATCCTGCGGCCTCACCGGTGGGACGGGATGAGCATGGCCGATGTCATGGCCTCGCTGCAGGAGATGAAGACCGAGTTGACGCGAATGATGCTCAACTCGGCCTACTTCTCGGTGCTGCCTGAAACGCAGGTGCTGACGGATTCGACCGGGGTTCCGCTGGTCAATGTCGACGACCTGCTTTCGCCGAAGCCGGGCGGAATCAAGCGGGTCAAGCAGATTGGGGCCCTGCAGCCATTCGAGCGCAATTTCTCGGGCGTGAATCTATTGCCGGTCATCCAGTACGTGGACGGCATGGCGCAGAACCGGTCTGGGATCGGGCAGTACTTCACCGGTGGGTCCGAGAACGCGCTGAACAAGACGGCTTCGGGAACGAATCAGCTGATCACCCAGGCGCAGCAGCGCGTGGACCTGATCGCCAGGATGCTCGCCGAGACCTTGGTCGCGCCGATGTTCCGGGGGATCTTCCGGCTTCTGTCGCTGCATCAGTCCGAGCCGATGCTGTTCAAGCTCTCGGGCGAGTTTGTGGAGTTCGATCCGTCAGAGTGGCGGGATCAGTTCGACATGGTCATCAATGTCGGCATCGGGAACAACTCGAAAGACCAGACCTTGGGCCACCTGATGCAGATCGGCGGGATGCTGCAGCAGTTCTCGGGGGTCACGGGCCAGAACGGGCCGATGGTGTCTCCCAGGTCGTTCTTTGAGCTCATCAAACGCACGACGAACAACATGGGCATCAAACAGCCCGACCTGTTCGTCAGCGACCCGGGCGACCCGGTTCAGCCGCAGCAGCCCGGGCCTCCGCCGGAGATCGTCAAGACGCAGATGACGCTCGAGCGAGACCGCGAAGAGCAGCAGAAGGACATCGAATTCGAGCTTGAAAAGCAGCGCAGAGATCAGCTTTTCAAGGCGCAGACGCAGATCCACAGCGACGAGGTGAGCTTCGGCCGCGAAAGGCTGGGTCATGAGCGCGAAGACTTCCGCGAGCAGTCGCAGGGCGTCGAGCAAGAAGCTCAGCACGGCGATATGAAGTCGTTGATCCAAGCGCTCACGCAGGCCGTCCAGGCATTGGCGAAGCCGCGCCGGGTTCAGCTTGTCAGGGATGCCAATGGACGAACGATCGGGGCCGAAGACGCCCCCGAGCCGGATCAAGCGCAGCCGGATCCGGTTGATTGATCGTGCTGCTGCCGGTGATGTGGATCGCAAGAAGTGGGACCAGATCAACCAGCGAACCGGCACGAATGAATCGCTGGATGATTGGCTCGACGACCAAGTGGCGGTGCTCGCATGTCTGACGTAGGGCTCAGCGATCCGGAGCGGGTCGAGCGCGCGAGGCTCGCGAAGGAGCTGCAAGAGAACCGCGTGCTCAATGAAGCGCTGGACCGCATGCGGGACCTCGCGATCGAGACGCTGGAGGCCACGTCCCTGCGGGATCCGGAAGGTCTCGCGATCGTGCATCAGAAGCTGAAAGTCATTCGTCTCTTCAGTGACGTGCTCGCCGGGTACGTCGAAGACGGAAAGCTCGCCCTTGTCGACTGGGACAAGGCCAAATACGCAAGGAAGCGCCGGTTCTCGGTGCTGTAGGGAATCCCATGGAAGAAATGACACCGGTCACCGAGAGTGACCTGGCCGCTGCATTTGAAGGCATCGAAGCTGAGCCACTGGAAGAGGAGGCGCCGGCAGCAGAAAGCGCCGAGCCCCAGGAGCCCCAGGAAGAGGCCGAAGAACAGGAAGAGACCGAGGACTCGGAAGAAGACGAGGCCGCGGTCGAGCCTGATGCGCTCCCCGATCCTGCTGCCCGGTACAAGGTCCTCGTCAAGGACGCGAACGGCCAGATCGTTGAGGAGAAGGTCGACTTCAAAGAGCTTCGCGAGGGCTACCAGAAGGGCCGCGAAGTCGATTCGGTCCGTGCCGAAGCCGAGCAGGCCGTCAGCCAGACGCGAGTCAAGGCGACGGAGGCCATTGAGCAGGCGCGGTCGCATTTCAGCACTGAACTCGCGTCACTGCATGCGCTGGTGAATCAGGCGCTGGACATCGTGTCCCCCGAGCAGCTGATGAGCCTCGCGTCCACGGACCGCGACGCATACAACATCGCGATCCAGAAGCAGCAGGTGTTCCAGAACATCCGGGCACGTCTGTCTGAGACGCTGACCCGCGAGCAGCAGCAACAGCAACAGCATCAGCAGGATCTGATGCAGAAGCAGATCAGCGATCGCCGCGAGAAGGCGTTGAACGCGCTGAGCAAGGAAGGCCTGACCAGCAAGGCCGTCCAGAAGATCTACGACGAGGCGGGGCCGCTCTACGGCTTCGCCCCGGAAGAACTCTCGCCGAACCTCGATCACCGACTCGTGCTGTTGCTGAAAGACGCAGCGGAACTGAAGCGGCTGAAGGCTAAGACCACCGAGGTGGCGAAAACCGTGCGGGCCGCGCCCAAGCTGCCCGTGAAGACCTCACCTCAGGCCAATCCCAAAGCCCGTCCGACTGATCGGGAAGGGTTGGCCGCTGCATGGATGAATTTCTGAAATGGCAAAGCCTACCAACGTCGTTGATCGCTACAACCTGAACCCGGGGGTACGCGAAGACCTCACCGATTTCATCACCAACGTTTCGCCGAAAGAGACGCCGCTGTCGACGATGTTCGGCCGGGCGACGGCAAAGCAGACGTATCACGAGTACCAGCGTGATGCGTACCGCGCACCGAACGCTGCGAATGCGGCCATCGACGGCGATGATGCGGATCGTTCCGTTCGCACGATGCCGGAGCGCGTTGGCAACTACACGCAGATCATCGAGGACGCCTACGGCGTTTCCGGGACCGGCGAAGCTGTCGACCTGGCTGGCCGTCGGTCCGAGATGGCCTACGAAGGCGCAAAGTGCGCCATCGAACTGAAGCGCGACCTTGAGGCCCGGATCGTGTCCGACCTCGTGGCCGCGGCTGGCGCGACTGGTACGCCGCGTCAAATGGCGGCCCTCGCACCGCACTTCCACACGAACGCGAACCACGGGGCTGGCGGCTCGACGCCGGTGCATACCTCGGGCGCACCGACTGTTGCGCCGACTGCCGGCACGCTGCGGCCGCTGACGAGTGCGCTCGTGACTGCGGTGGCCCAGAGCTGCTACGTGAACTCTGGCTCGGCTCCGAAGCTCTTCGTCATGTCCCCGGCTCACAAGGTCGCATTCGGTGGCATCACGGGCATCTCCGCGCAGCGCACCGAGACCCGGCAGAAACCGGTGACCATCATCGCAGCGACTGACGCGATCCTGACCGACTTCGGCGAGATCAAGCTGGTGCCGCACTACATGATGGTGGGCTCGAACACCATCCTGGGCATCAACCCCGAGTCCAACAAACTCGCGTACCTGCGGCCGTGGAAGAAGTGGAAGCTCGCGAAGACTGGCGACAGCGAAAGCGAGCAACTGCTGTGCGAGGTCACGCTGCAGGTCAAGAGCCAGCGTGACCAGGGCAAGATCGCCGACCTGACGCTGACTGGTCTGTGATGAGCAAGATCGACCTCGGGTTCTCTCGGGTCGGTACTCATGACACGCTGATCGTCGAGGACGACACCATGTATCAGGTGTCGTCCTTTGACGCCCAGCCGATCCTGGACGAGGCGGCCGAGCTTCGCGCCACTCGTCAGGGTCAGCGCTGGGGCGACATCACGCATGTCGGATTCATTCCTGCGGCTGTCATGGGGCAGTGGGCGAAGGATGGTCGCCTGAACGATCCCCGGGCAGTGCGTGAGTTCCTGCACAAGAACCCGGATTTCTGCACCTTCGAAAAGTTCCTGAAGTGATCACCGACTACGCCTCCCTGCAGACGACCGTGGTGGACTGGGTCGCGAATCAGAAAGTGCAGGGGGTGGTCGACGAGTGCATCCAGCTTGCTGAGGCCAGGATCCGCAATGACCTGCTCTTGCGAAGGATTGAGCGCGCTCAGCACGGGCAACTGTCCGGTGCGGTGATCTTTCTGCCGCCGGACTGTGAAGCGGTTCAGCGGCTGATGTTCTACATCGGTACGCAAGAGATCAGTGTCCCGTACACCGACCCGCAGTCAATGGAACGGCTGACTGCGTCGGTGGGCGATCCGCAGGCCTACACGATGATGGATCAAGCCATCATCCTGTACCCGACGCCATCAACAGCCCGGGACTATTCGCTGTACTACGTGCCGACCGTCGGGCCGCTGACAGACGCGAATCCGACGAACTGGCTGCTGGAAAGGTCCCCGAACGTGTACTTGCTCGGGGCGTGCCTGGAAGCCTGTCTGTACCTGCATGAGACGGACCGGGCGGGGGCCTATGAGGGCCGGTACAAGCAGGCCCTGGATGCGCTTCAGCAGGCATCGGAGCGCCAGCGTATGCCGTCACTGACGGCAATGAATGCACGCGCCTTTCGGACGGTCCGCTGTTGATTCCGCTGACCTTCGCCCCTGACGCCGATCCGATGGCGCCGGGGGTGGTGGTGTCTGCGCAGAACATCGTCCCGACGATTCGGGGCTATCAGCACGCATTGCACCCGACGCCGATTTCCGGGGCGCTTCCTGCGTACCCGATGGGCGCGGCCTTTCTGCGCAAGCTGAACAACATCCCCCGGACCTTTGTCGGCACCGCGACGCGGCTGTATGAATTCATCAATGGCTGGGTGGATCAGTCCCGGGTCGGTGGGTACGACCTGGTCGATGCCCGATGGTCCTTCCGCCAGTTCGGTGACGCGTCGCTGGCCGCGAGCCCGGACACGATCATCCAGCAGTCGATTGCCGGGGCCTTCACGAACGTCGCCGGGTCGCCGCAGGGTGCGTACCTCGTGGTGTCCAACGGCTTCGTGCTGCTGTATCGGCTCGGATCCTACTGGAACGGCGGGGCCTGGGCGCCGGGGCTGAGCCACGATAGCTGGGCGTGCTCGGCCCTGTACGACCACACGAACTGGACCCCGGCAGCGGCCACGCAAAGCGCGTGGGGGCGGTTTGTCGATACGCCGGGACCGATCACTGCGGCCCGTGAGCACGACAACAACGTGATCGTGTTCAAAGAGCGCTCGATGTACCGGCACCGGTATGTGAACGTGCCGATTGTCTGGGCGGCAGAGTGTATCGACAACGAAATCGGGGCCGTTTGCAACGAGGCCGTCGTCGATATCGGGAATGCTTTGGCATTCGTTGGCGAGCACGACATCTACATCT